CTCCAGTGGAGATGGCCTTTGTCCTGACGTAATAGCATAGGGTCTTCAGACCGTGTCTCCATCCCCATATCACTGCCGAACTCAACTTGGAGAAGCTCGGATCACCCAGATAGAGGTTCATGGATTGTGACTGGTCAATGAACGGCCCACGATCGACGGCCATGTTGATGATGGACTTCATAGGTATCTCCCACGTGGTCTTGTACTTCTTCACCAGATGCTCTGCCCGCTTCACACTTGCCTCGTAGCTCTTGCGGTCGGGGTCCAAGTACTTGTTCAGGTTGATGCGCTGGATGGAACCATCGTTCATGATGATCTCATTCTTGAGATCCTCCGACCAGATGCCGAGGCGCTCAAAGTCCTCCACCAGATACTTGTTGATCAACAAGATCTCACCGCCCATTACGCGGCGGCTGAATATGGCCGAGTGTGCTGGCTCGGTCATCTCAAAGGAGCCAGTGATCTTGGCTGATGACGCCACGGGCATCTGGGCAGTGAACAAACTGTTGCATACACCATGTTTGGCAACGCGCTCCTTCAATTCATCCCAATTCCACATGCCGCTCACTTCGATGTCGTAATACTTCTCTACCTCTTCTCCCACATCGTCCTTTTCTATGGAGAGCCTCTTCCACATGTCGAACTGGAAGATACCATTGGACATTGGACTGCCCTTGAAGAACTTGTATGGCTTATGAACCTCTTCCTCGCAGAGCTTGCAACTTTCGGAGATGGCGGCATAATAGATGGTCTCGAAGATCTCCTTGTTGAGTTTTATCGCCTCGGGCGCCGTGAACTCGTAGTCAAGCAGGAAAAAGACGTCCGCCAGACCCTGCACACCAATGGCGATGGCTCGCTGATCAAGCCCTCCCTTCTCGCCCTTCTTGGTGATGTATGAGTTGATGTTGATCACCTTGTTCAAGCCACGCACGACCCTCTTGGTCTCCTGTGCTAGGAGTTTGAAATCGAACTTGCCATCGTTGCTGAAGTTCTTGAGCACCATGGAGGACAGCGTGCATATCGCGGTCGACTTCTCATCGGTGTATTGGTAGATCTCGTTGCACAGGTTGGACTGTCTGAGCGTGCCTATGTTCTGGTGGTTGGTCTTGCGGTTGGCGTTGTCCTTGGAGCACAGATACGGCACGCCCGTTTCTATCTGTGACTCATAGACCTTCTTCCATATCTCCTGAGCCTTCACCTTTTTGCCCAAACCCAAGTCAATGGCCTTCTGGTACTCTTGGTCGAATTCCTCTCCGTATAGTTCCTGTAGCGGACGTAGTCCTGCCTTCTGGATGTCATGAGGGCACATCAGGTACCAGTCTCCATCGGAACGTACGGCGCGGAAGAACGCATCCGGTATCCACAGGGCCGTGAACAGATCACGCGCACGCGCCTCTTCAAGGCCGGTGTTGCGCTTGATGTCGAGCAGGTCAAAGATGTCCTTGTGCCATGGTTCGATGTAAATGGCTGCTGCACCGGGACGACGACCTTGCTGATTGAACCCACGGAGGCCCTCATTCACGATCTTCAGGTACTTCAGCAAGCCCATGGCACGACCACCAGATGACTTGATCCTCGTCTCCTTGCTTCTGATGTTGGACATGCAGAGGCCGATGCCAGCGCCCGATGAAGAATAGCGGGCCACGTCCGAGAACGTACTGAGCAATCCATCACCGGAGTCTGCCGTGTTGTACTCCAGAACACAGGAGGCCAACTGAGGGACGGTGGTGCCCGCGTTTATCATGATGGGCGTCGCTGGGGATATCAGTTGCCGCGAGAGGCTCTCATAGTATTCCTTGGCTTCCTTCAGCGTGCTGGTGACCCAGATGGCTACTCGCAGATACATGTGCTGTGGGCGCTCTACGGACACACCGTTGTTCTTGAGCAGATACATTTCCTCCAACGTGCGCCAAGCGAAGAAGTCGAAGTTGTAGTCCCTATCGTGATCGATGATGGCGTCCACCTTTGATGGGCCATACTCCTCTATCTTCTTGATCAGGTCCTCATGCACCACTCCGGCCGTATTGAGGATGCGCATGGTCTCAGTAAAGCTGGAGACCGTATCCTTGTGATAGGCCGACACGGAAACCGATGCAGCCAATCTGCTGTAGTCATAGTGGCTTCCGGTATATGCGGCGGCGATCTCTGCTATCTGTTTGTCCAACCTGCGGGTCTCTACCTCACCTTCGGTAGGCATGGTGGTGATGACCTTGGCGAATATCTCATCGGAGTTGACCTTCAGCCCTTTGGCTGCCTTCTTGATCCGCGCGTGGATCTTCTGTGGGGAGTAGGAAGCGGGCTCTCCGTTGCGTTTGATTATTGTAAGTGACATGGTGTTATCAGAATTCGTCGGTTATGTCCAGCTTCTGGTTGACCTGCGGCTTCTGATATTCCGAGACGCGCTTCTCGAAGAAGTTGCCCTTGGTCTCAATGGCTATCTGCTCCATGAACTTGAACGGCTGTTCAACATTGAACACCGGACGGCACATGAGCTTCATCAGCAATTGATCCGTGACGAACTCCAGATACTGCTTCATCAGACCTGAATTCATGCCAATGAGGGACACTGGCAGTGACTCGGTGATGAACTCCTTCTCTATGGCGAGGGCCGAAAGCAGTATCTCCTTGATGCGCTCCTCTGATGGCTTATTGACCACATGCTTGTTCAGCAGATGGATGGCGAAGTCACAGTGGAGGTTCTCGTCTTTGAATATCAGGCTATTAGCTTGCAATAGCCCGCTCATCTTGTGTCTGCTCTTCAACCAGAAAATCGAGCAGAAACTACCGCTGAAGAAAATGCCCTCAACGGCTGCGAACGCCACGAGGCGCTCTTGGAATGTGCTGTTCTTGATCCAGTTCAAGGCCCATTCCGCTTTCTTCTTCACCGCTGGAAGACGCTCCAGCGCGTTGAAGCATTCATCCTTCTCATTTGAGTCCTTCACATAGGTGTCGATCAACAAGGAGTACATCAGGCTGTGTATGTTCTCCATGGCAATCTGGAAACCATAGAAGAACTTTGCCTCAGGGTACTGAACCTCCTTCAAGAAATTCTCAGCAAGGTTCTCGTTCACGATGCCATCACTGGCAGCGAAGAAAGAGAGGATCTGTTTGATGAAGAATCGCTCCTTGTCGGAAAGTTCTTCCCAGTCCAAGATGTCGCCGCTCAAATCCACCTCTTCGGCTATCCAAAAAGCAGCCTGATGTAACTTGTAGAACTCCCAAATGTCATGATGTTGTATCGGGAATATAACGAATCGATTGTCGTTTGGCTCAAGAATTGGTTCCATCTTCATCGTTTTTGTACCTCCATTTGAATCCATGACATGTCTTGGTTCTTCCCTTGCATACACCAATCAAGTTGGTCTTAAGATGTCTTATGTTGTGAGCATCGACTGCCTCTGAAATGGAAGAGTATTCTGCCAGCACATCTCCAGTGATTAGACATACCTTGAGAACTGGTTTTCTTTTGTGTTCTTTGGCTTTTGCAAGGGCTGCCCTATGCTTGTTTGTCAACGACTTACCTGTCAAGGATTCACTAATGGCTCGCTTTGTAGCGTTTGTTCTTTTCAAGCCCAAACCACCTTTACCTATATTCCTTTTGTGCTCTTCCGACAGGCGTTTTCCCTTCCAACAACATGGTTTACCCTTATTGGATTTGGATATCTTTCGTCTCGTTTCTTCTGAGGGAATCCAATTCAAATTAGAAACCCCACCCGCAGATAGATTCAGCAGTCTATCCTGTTGTGTAGATTTGAAATGTGAGATCCAAAACACCTCCTTCTCTGGCCACTGTGATTCCGTTGTTTCCTCAATCACCCTGATAGCTGGTGATACTCCTTGTGCTATCAATTTTTTCATCCACAAATATAGCGGTCTTTTGGTTCCATGTCGAGCATGAAACATGTGAGCATACATTCTTTTTTGAAGAGACATCATGGTCTTACCAATGTATCTTATCTCTTCCTCATTCCGAGGATCGTAAATCCCGTATATCTGAACCATGGGTCCAGATAAATAGAGTCAGAAACGACAAATCTGTCAGGGTTCATGTTGTCTCCTTAAGGGGTTGTTTTGTGGTCGTGCAATGTATGATTTAATCACCCATGATAGTAGACAACAAAACTAAATATAAGTCATTTCAACAAAGTGTTGCAGCTTGCTAACGGCGGGGAGTATAGGGGCTATCAAAGCCCCTCATCCTCAGCTTCAAACGCTCCATCAAATTCACTATCGTAGGATGATGAATCGGCGTCGTATGACATCTCATCGACAGTTGGGTCCAGACCCAGTTCCAGCATGGTGCTATCCTCCTTGTCACGCTGTTCCTGTTCACGCTCGACCTCCAACTTCCTCTTGTCCTGTTCGATGAATTTTTCCCAGTGCGTAGCGCTCACCGTTTCCTCCAAAGTGGCCTTGATGGACCTCTCCTTGTACTCCTTGTCGAATGGGCAATAAACCCCATCGTCCGGAAGGCCGCGCATCACCTCATCGGAGTGTTCGGTACGCTCTCTATACCCTTGCTCCTCATAGTAGCGGAACTGCTTGATGTTGAAGATCAGATTCGCCGTGCCGGGAAGACCTATCAGCTTGGGCTTCTTGATCTTCTGACTACGGAATTGCGTCATGCGAAGATGTCTTCCGTGGTCCGTCACATCGCTGGTGCGATTGGAGTTCATCGCCCGCGTCTGATAGAAGGGTTGATATGTACAGATGATGTTGTCCATCTTGTTTCCCCACATGGCCCCGCCAGCGATGTCATAGATGTCGGGACAACGGTAGTTGCCCGCGTTCTTCAACTCGGGGTCCTGATTCTTGTCGGTCAACTTGTCAAGACCTCCCTTGGGGTGGGCGATGATGATCTTGTAGACGTTGTTGGTCAAGGCGAACCTCTTCTCCTTCGCCCCGAAGGAGCTTATGTACTGATCATCCCTGCCGCCTGCCGAAGCCCAATCGTTGTCCAACTGGTTGAACGGATCTATGAGACATCCACCGATCTTCTCCTTGATGATCAATTCGGAGAACCGATCATTGATGTACTGTGGAGTAGGGCTGTCATTCTTGGGATAGAGGAAGTAGAAGTACTCGCGCATGAAGTCCATGCCGTTGTTGAACTCCTTCTCGTCCATCCGGTGTTTGTGCCATGACTCGGTGCTCTTGCCGACAAACATGTGGATCAAATCCTTGTAGAAGTCGATGGGAGGGTTCTGCTCAGGCGAGAAGATGCCCCACTTGACACCTTCATTGATGGACTTGAGCAGCATCATCTGGAGCGTCAAGATGCTCTTGCCGTGGTTCGGGGGGCCGTGCATCAGCGTGACCTCACCCCGCTTCCATGACCAATGTCTGTCGATGGAATTGAAATGGGTGGTCTCTCCTCTGGAGTCTCCTTTGAAAAAGGAGTTGAGCATATCGGTCCTGATGTCATCCAAGTAGATGACGTCGCGGGCCCTATCATGCGGATCGAAATCCATCATTCCCTCCTTGGCGGACCACTTCGAGATGCCGTTCTCGTGCTCGTAGGTGATGTAGATCCGCTTGACTATGTCATAGAAATCCTTGGAGTCCACCCATGAGGCCTTGTCCTGATAGCTCTCGATCAACTTGTTCGCGACAAGGTCAGGCTTTAGTCCGAACCGATTGCATGCGCCAGCGAACATCACGAGGAACTTGTACTTGTTTCCGTCGTGGTAGCTGTTCCTTGCGTCCGCCCATTTCTTGAGGTTGCGGAATATCACCTGTTCATCCTTGATGACGTCATCCGCAGTGAACTCGATGACAACAGGCTTCGGCTTGGTGATGATGTCGTATATGGCCGCCTGTTCGTTGACATAGATATCCGGGTCGAACGACTCATAGCATACGCGCGCGACATCCTTGAACTCATCGACCTTCTGTTCGTCCTGATAGAACCACTTGCTCAGGCTCGCAGCATACTTCGCGTGATTGTCAATTTCCCTCGGGATGCGCACGACGACCTTCAGACCATCCCCGCTGGGGGATACGAACACCGCAAACACATACTTGCTATTGGTGAGCTTTGTCTTGAACGCGAGGAGTTTCTCTTTGTTCTCAAGATGGTCGAAATCAAGGCAGATGAGCCCGGAGTGCTCAATGATCCCTTGATTGTCGCGGTGCTTGAAGGTACCTGAGAAGCATATGCTGGGCAATTGCTTCTTCAACTCGTTACGCTCCTTCTTGTCCTGCTGCTCCCTGATGCGCTCGATCAGGTCTTTAGACTTGCCGCTCCTTATGCGCTCGAATATGTCCCGAACGGCCCTGTGATGCGGCTCTCTGCTCTTGGTGATGTTCGGGAAGATCGTAACCGTACTATCCAGTGGTGATAATGCTTGCTCCATGATATTGTATGTTTCTCCTTATAGGTCATCGTAATCAAATCTTCCAGCAATCGGCTTGTCCAGCATGGCGACAGGAGCCACATCCTTCGTCTCCTCAAGGTATCCGATGAATCTGTCACCGAATAATGTGGAGGGGCGAAGATGCTGACGCATTTTATCGCTGTCGCTCCATTGCTCAAACTTGTTCCGCACCACCGCTTGGAAGTCCTCAAATCTGACCCCCTTGCGCACATGAGATATGATGAGAGCAATGGCTCCCTCCTTATCATATCCTTTTGTGGGACGGACCACGCGGTGGAATTCATCCAACACCTTGTTCGCTAGTTCCCTTTCCTCTGTCGTAGCCGTTCCACTGAGTGAAACCTTCTCGATGTCCTCCACCATGCGCTTGGAATAGTACGTACCATCCTCGTGCTGTCTCATCACCCCGTTCATCAAGAGTTCGTTCCAAATCCCATCGAATTCCTCAGTGGAACGGCATTTCAGCATCTTCTCAACGTCATCCTTGGTCAACGCTTTGCCCTCTATCGTGAGGTATCCCCCGCGCTGGCTTTGATGCATGTAACACATGAGGTCCATCCACGCTCCTTTGGTGGCATAGCTGCACAACGATAGCCGTGAGTCGGCCAGCCAGTCCTCCGGATGGAAGATGAACCACTTGTGCCGGGACATGTCAGTCCTCTTTCTTGGCGAACTTGTCCACCAACGGACCTCTGTTGGGGTCCTGCTTCTCGAAGAAGATGCGCTGGTGGTCCTTGTCGATCTTGTCCTTCAACTTGGCCGTCAGGTCCTTGAAGAACAGATAGTAGGACACGTTCTCGTTGAACACATCCTCAGCATACTGAGGAATGGGTATCAACGCACTGTGCAGCTTGTTACCCTTGTACTTCACAACGAACTCGATCTCGTTGATGTTCTTCTCTGCCTGACGCAGTTTTTCCTTGATGTTGTCGTTCATGTCGATTAGATGTTTACCTGTTCATGGAACAGCGAGTACTCCTTCTCTTTTAGGATGATCCTGTGGAATGGTTCAAAGTATGTCTTGATGTCCTCCTTTACGTGCGCCTTGTAGTTCTCTCTCTCATACCGTATCACCAGTTCGTCCAAGCGACCCTCTCCAAGGGGCGAATATAGACAATAATTCACCTGTGTATGCAACTCGGTGTTCAAAAAAGGCTCTTGCATGTTGACAAGGTAAGAGTTGCGCTTGAGCACGTCATACGCCCCCAAGACGGCATCGTACACCTTGAGCCTCACATCGACCCTCTTCCTGCGCGCGTACTCTATGAGGTCATTATAGGAGTAGTGCTCCAGCTTCAGGCCATTGAAGTAATGCGTCATGCGGGCCAGCGTCAGACCCTTCACTCCATGAACAACCCCTGACGGCATACCGATAAAGCACTTGAGCATGAGGTCGTTCGTGTGATCATACCCATAGAGGTCAAAGAAGTTACGGTGCGTCACCCTCGACCCGTCATAGCGCAACAGGCTGATGTGTTCCGAGATAAGCTGTGAGAAGTCGTGTTCCCGGCTCAGGATGATCAACTCCTCCCCCACTTGAACAGCCTCCTTGGCGTAAAACGCTATGGCATCCATGGACTCCGACCGCTCCTCATCCACCTGACGCACGCTCAGTTCCCCGAAGTGCTTCTGCAACTTCACCCGTTGCTGCTGTATCTGGAACTCGTGTTCTTCCTTGCTGGAGCGCACACCGTGCTCTTCTTGCAGCTTCAAGCGCCTGTTCCATACCTTCTCCTTCTCGGCTCTCAACGCAGGGTACTTGTCGTACTTGTTCAACCCATCGAGCATGCCGTCCCACATCACCACCACCTTGTCTATAAGGTGCTCGGCTATGGCCGTCCTTATGTGGTCTATGACCCCCACGAACCCACCGCAATACAGCCTGTCAGGGCCATGGTGCATGGTCATGCGAAGATTCTCATAGTGGGCCCTGCGTAGCAACCAGTCCCCCTGAACAACAAGCGTCCTCATGGTCTAGCCAATGAGGACGCAAGTTATGATATAATCTCTTATGACAGTCTTTACTCCACTTCTATCTGTTCATGGGTCTGGCCGAAGTCCAACTCCCAGCCGTCCTTGTAGGTGGCCTTGTACTCCTCTATGGCCGTCTTGTCGTCGAGAATGAAGCCATGGTCCGTGCAGATGATCTTCCCCTTGGGACAGATGTTCGTCACGTGGTTCTTCTCCACGACGATGTGCGTACGAATGGCGTAGGCGACTTCCATGCCGTTCTTGGTGGCGGTGATCTTCGATGAGGCCGACTTGATGCCGCCCATTCTCACGATGAGACTCGCCGAATACGTCACCCCTCCACCTCCGTAGAACACCAGCTTGGGTGGTCCACCCGGTACATCCGATGGCCCCGTGTATGCCTGATTGATGATCAGGAAAGTGGCCGTGTAAGGATAGGACTCGTTCCTTGTGTTGTTGATGCGGTGGCTGAGGTAGCGTCCGATCTTCTCACGGATCACCTTGGCCGTCTCCATCATGGCGCGTCCAGATTCCTCCTCCTGCTTCTTCAATTCGGCCTCCGATGGTGTTGAGCCGATGGAATCCCAGATGATCAGAAGGTCATACTTGAGGTGGCCCTTTTCTTGGTCATCCAAGAGGTTCTTCACGTACGTGCATCCTTCCTCGATGGTCTGGATGCCATTGTAGACGATAGCCTTGTCGAAGTCGACGCCCATCTTCCTTGCGCGGTCGAAGCTGAACTTGTTCTCGGTGATGATGAACACCGGGACGATGTCGCGCTTTTGTGCTCCTGCCGCCGCTTCCATCGCCGCTGTGCTCTTACCGCTGTCTGGAAGGCCGCCAATGCATATGACGTGTCCTTGTGGAATGCCGGGGAGTGTTGTCTCCGTCTTCCACGCCGAACTCATCTCTATCCACTCCTGTGGCTTGTACACGGGCTCCTTGTAGTTCATCTTGGCCTTGTACTTGTCCAGTTCCAAGAACTTCTTCTCAGCCTTCTTGGCAGTGTCCGCCTTGTACTTCCTCATCTTCAACTCCTTCTCGACGGCTTCCGCCGCTTCGATGTCCGCGTTGGTCTTCGCGGTGGTCAACTCCTCCTGCAACTGCTCCTCAGTCAACGTCTTGTAGTCTGTCTTTTTCTTTGCCATTACATAGTGATTTTATAGTTTGAACTTCGGTTAATCTACTGTGAACCACTCATTACTGAGCTTCGCAAGTCAGCACTCCCACCATCGTGGGCAGTTCGCTGCGAGTTTGAGTCTGCGTTCCACAGACGTTCTTTTCCAAGGCAAAAGCCTTGATGTTGATTGCCGCATTTACATCGCGGTCATGATGCGCCCCACACCGGCATGTCCATTCGCGGTCCGATAGTTTCAGCGTCTTGTTGATGGCGCCGCACCCAGAACAAGTCTTTGACGATGGATCGAAACGACCGATGCGGAGAATGTTCTTGCCGCCCCATTCGGCTTTGTACTCTAGCATCGAGACGAATGTCGCCCATCCGGAATCGGCGATGGCCCGAGCAAAGGCATGATTCTGTATCATACCAGAGACATTCAGGTCCTCAATCGCTATTGAATCGTGGCTATTGACCAATTGCGATGAGGTCTTATGGAGAAAATCGTGTCGCTTGTTGGCGACCTGTTCATGGAGTTTTGCGAGACGATGCCTGCTGCGCTTGCCATTGAATCGAGAGAGTCGGCCTTGGACGAACCTCAGGCGAGACAAAGCCTTTTGCAGATGGCGCGGATTGGCGTATTTGTTGCCTTCCGAGTCCACCAAAAACGAGGAGATGCCGAGGTCAATACCGATTGTTGTTTGTTCCTTGACGTTCTTATTGGTTGGGATTTCTTCGCCCGTTTCCACCAGAATGGACGCGAAGTATTTTCCTGTTGGCGTTCGCGAGATGGTTGCCTGCTTGATTACTCCCTTGATGGGGCGGTGCAGCACGACTGGAATGCCTTGTTTGAACTTGGGAATGAACAACTCTCCATCATTGATTTCCACGTTCTGCGGAACACAAAAGCTCTGCTTGTTTGACTTCTTGCTTTTGAACTTGGGAAAATCTGCTTGTCCTTTGAAGAAGTTGTTAAACGCAGCGTCCATGTTGATGATTGCCTTCTGTAAGCTCTGACTGTTCACTTCTTTGAGCCATGGACAATCCTTCTTCAAATCTGGTATTTGCTTGGCCAAGTCAAAACCTGATAGGTTAATTTTGGACCCAGAGTATGCCATCTGCTTAGTTTCTAACGCTAGATTGTAGATGAAGCGAGCCGCCCCCATGTGCTTGTCCACGAGCGCCATCTGCTCTTGAGATGGATAGATGCGGTATTTGAACGCTCTGTGCATGCCTCTAAATAGAGATAGATTTACAGAAAAGTGATTTTGTGTGGAAAATCTCCACCTCACTTGCGCTCCTCGCGCGGAACGAACTTCTGCCAATCGAACTGGGTCTTCCCGTTCGCATCGCGCAGGTTGTTCCCGTTGTCGTCCTTCTTCAAGCGCAGGAAATAGACGCTCGGGTTCTCCTGTTGCTTGCCGAAGTTGACGTATCCACGGCACTTCTTGCAGGTGATGTGAACATAGTCGTGCTTGTTCTGCGCGACATGCGCCCCCAACGTCAGGTCATCGCTGCCACAGAGGCCGCATTCCTTCACGTCGGGGAAGGACAGGTTCTGGCTCTCCATGATGAGAGAGTGGAAATCCTCCCCCTCAACTTCGAACGTGTGCTTCTCTTTGCCGATCGTCTTAGTGACGAACTTCCTCAAAATTGCTCCCATAGTACATTATCATTTTAGATTGTATGATAATCTAATGAAAGTCCCGCAGAATTCAAAATGGATTCTGCGTAAGTGGCTCTGGGTCAGCCCAATAAATTTTGCATGCGGGCCTCCGTGAGGCTCATACGGGAGGTCAACTGGGGACCTCCGCGTCCGGTGTTCATGGGCGCATCACAGACATCGTCGTTGACGAATCTCTTTCTTTCCTTCTGGTTGTCACCCTTTCGATAGGACCAGTGTATCCAAACAGATTTTTTTCCTTTCCTAGCCCTTGTCTCCATCAGAATCTGTCCATACTCCAGCGATGGGTTCTGATCATAGAAGTCCATTATGTGATTAAGCAGCTTATGATTTTCAATGAGCCCGTCAGCCTCGTTCGCAAACGGTATGCTGGAGTCAAATGCCTGTCCCCTTAGGTGTTGCGATGTAGTTTTTCCATCACTCCATTTTCTGGCCACGCTGGTTATGGTCCACTTCTTGAAAAGCGCCGGATCGTTTTGCTTAAGATACTGCGCAAACGGCTCTATGATGTCTATTATGAAGGTGTTCACATTCTGTATAATGCCCTTTCTGTCGGCTATCATGCCATTAGGTCCGTGGTTATCCACTATAGGGCCACCACTCATTTTCTTGAAGATGTCCGACCGCTGAGCCTGCTGCATGTTGGGTAAGAGTATGACTTCATCAGAAGATG